CTCACCCGCTGGCGTAGCGCCCCCGCACACGACGACACGGGAGCGTGTCCGGCCTCTCCGCCAGCTTCCCGTCGATCGACCTGTCGCAGCTGCCTGCGCTGGACCTCGTGCCGCGCCTGTCGTTCGAAGCGTGCTTCGCCGCCATCCAGGCCGATTTCGCCGCCCGCAATCCCGAGTTCTCCGCGCTCCTGCCGTCCGACCCGGCGATCAAGATCATGGAGGCGTGCGCCTACCGCGAGCAGCTGCTCCGCGCCGCCATCAACGACGCCGGGCTCGGCACCATGCTCGCTTTCGCGCGCGGTGCCTCGCTCGACCATCTCGCCGCCTTCTACGGCCTCCACCGTCTCCTAATCGCGCCCGCGGATGGCCCAGCGCCCGCGATCTACGAGGGCGACGACGATCTGCGCGCCCGCGTGCAGGCCGCCCCCGAGCTGCTCGCCGGCCCCGGCCTCACCGGAGGCGGCTACCGCGCCGCGGCGCTGACGATCGCGCCCGAGCTGAAGGACGTCGCCGTGGTGAAGCGCGACGCCGGGCAGCTCGACATCATCCTGCTCGCGCGTGCCGGCGACGGCAGCGTCGCGACCGACGTCGTCGATCGCGTCCGCGCCGGCTTCGCTGGCGAGGACGCCATCCAGCTCACCGACATCGTCACCGTCCGCTCCGCCACGATCCTGCCCTACGCGCCGACCGTCACCGTCCAGATCCGCGGCGGACCCGATCCGGCGCTGGTCCGTGCTGCGGCCGAGGCGAGCGTGCGCACCTACGCGGCCGGGCGTCACCGCATCGGCCAGCCGGTCTACGCCCAGATGATCGCCTCGGCTGCGTCCGTGGGCGGCGCCGAGCGCGCGCTGGTCGACATTGGCGACGTCGTGCCCGGCGCGGCCGAGGCGGCGTTCATGACCGGCCTCGTCGTCGACGTGCAGGTGATCGCGTGACGCCGCTGATCCCGCGCGCCACGCCGCTCGAGGCCGCGCTCGAGCGCGCAACCGCCGCACGCCTGGCGCTGCCCGCCCAGATCCTCGCCACGACCAACGATCCATGGACCTGCCCGGCCGACCAGCTGGGCCTGCTCGCCTGGTCGCTTAGCCTCGAGTTATGGGACGATCGCTGGCCCGAGCTGAAGAAGCGCCAGGTATGCGCCGATGCCTTCCGCCTCCACCGCCTGAAGACGACGCTCGCCGGCATCCGCGCCCACGTCGCGCTGGTCGACGCCGAAGTGCGCGGTGCCGTGCGCCCGCCCGCGCGCGCCTTCTGGCGCAGCGCCATCACCGACGTGGCGCGCGAGGCGCAGCTCGCCGCGCTGCCGCAGATCCGGCTCTACCCGTTCGCGCACCACACAACGGCGCTGCGCCGGTGGTTCCTCTCGTCGCGCGCGGCGCGGCGCAGCTACCACGGCCACGCCTGGCTGCGCGCCAGCCGCGGCGCCGAGCTGCTCGGCACGCGCGCGACCTACTGGCAGGCGGGCGTCGAGCGGCCGATCGACATCGTCGAGGAGGCGGGCGAGATCCGCGCCTTCCTGCCCGCCGTTCGCCCGAACGGCATCTGGTACGGCCACGGCGCGGCGAGCGGCTTCCTGCGCTCGAGCCGCGGCGCCGCCTCGGTGGTCGCCTTCCGCCCCGATCCCGCGCGCGCCGCCTTCGCGCTCACCCGCGGCGCCGATGCCGTGTCGATCGCGCCGACCCGCGTGTTCGCCCGCCGGGTCGCCCCGCGTCATCGCAGCTTCGTCGGCCGGCGCCTGCGCTTCCTTCAGTCGACCGCCGCGCCGCTCCTCGTCTACGACCGCTACTCGATCGCCGACCCGAGCGTCGGCATCGTGCGGCGTCGCACGCGCAGCTGGCACGGCCACATGCGCTTCGGCATCCGCCCGTTCACCGCCGAGCTGCAGGTCGCGGTGCCGATGGTCCGCTCGCACCTTACCTTCGACCGCTGGCACGGACGCGGCTTCCTGCGCACCGCCGACCAGGCGCCGCTCGCCCGCGCGGTGGAGGCCGTCCGCGTCTCCAAGGCCGCGCGCGACACCATCCTGCTCGACACCGCCAGCCACGGCCCCGCGACCTTCCGCGCCGGTGCCCGCTTCGGCGACCCGTCCTTCTCCGCCTTCGGCGACCGCATGAGGAACTTCTGACGATGGAAAAGCGCGTAATCTTCCAGGAGGACATGGACGCCGGCCCCGGCGACTTCAACGATCTCCAGGGCTACGCCCAGGTCGCGCTCGACCACGTCGTCGGCGATGCGGTCACCGCCGGGCGCCGCTACGCGGGCTTCGCCGCGGCCGCGACCAACGCCACCACGCTCACCGTTCAGCCCGGCCGGCTCTACTCGGGCGGCCTCGTCTACGGCGCCGACCAGGTGTCGGTGTTCGACTTCACCACGCGGCTGCCCGTCGCCACCCGCAAGATCGTCAGTCTCGCGGTGTTCGGCGACGAGGTCGACACCGGGCAGACCACGCGCGAGTTTCTCCTCAACGAGGAAACGGGTGCCAGCGAGCCGCGGCAGGTCGCGCTGATCCGCGCCCGCCTGTGCAACGTCAACGTCGTCTACGGCGTCGAGAGCGCCGACCCCGTCGCCCCGATCGTGCCGACCGGCGCCCTGGTGGTGGCGAACATCCTGCTCACCCCGGCGGGCATCGCGGCCGGCGGGATCACGCCCGTGCTCGGCAACGCGCTCGACAGCATCGGCTCGGTCGCCGCCCGTGCGAAGGGGCTCGAGGACTTCCGCGCCAAGGCCGAGCCGCAGATCGGCAGCCTCGGCTCCGACATCGCGGCGCTCACCGCCGGCCAGTCGCGCCTGGTCGACAAGGAGGTCTACGGCCGCGCGCTCGGCCGCCTCGCCATCATCGAGGCGCGCACCGGCATCCCGGCCGCCGCGGTCGATAGCCGCGCCGACTTCTTCCTCGACGGCCGCTACACGGACGGCACCTTCGTCGGCTTCAACGCCAAGGTGCGCGAGGGCATCCGCTTCCCCGACGCCGCCTCGACGGTGTCGGCGCTCGCGCTCCTCAACCCGCTCGACACCGCCGCCAAGGTCGCCAACGGGCTGCTGCTGCCCGCCTATACGTCGAAGCTGCGCCAGTCGGTCGGCCCGGCGACGGGCGAGGTCCGCGCGCAGGGCTACACCTACGGCAACCAGACGGTGGTGCAGCGCTCCATGAGCCGCACGCGCGTCACCTACGGCTCTAGCCAGACCGTGTGCACCAACTCGGCCTGGTGGCAGTCGGGCACCTACGATCCGCTGTCGGGGATCTTCCGCATTGGGCTCGAGACGTGGACGGTCGATCCGGGCGACCGCGACCGCATCCTGCCGCACACCTTCATCCGCACCACGCAATTCTGGTCCGACAGCTACGAGGAGCCCTATTGGGACGTCCTCACCACGACGACGGTCGTGCCTGGCACCCAGATCGCGCAGACCTTCCTCCAGGCCAATGACATGTGGCTCGAGGCGGTCGGGCTCACCTTCAAGCAGCTCGGCGCCAACGGCTCGGTGACGATCGCCATCGCCGAGACCGATCGCGGACTGCCGCTCCTCGACAAGGTCATCGCCAAGACGACGATCGACCGGACTCAGCTGCAGCTCGGCTACAACAAGCTGCCGCTGCAGCCGACCTTCCTGGTGGGTGGCAAGCGCTACGCGATCGTCATCATCACCGCGGGCGACCACTTCCTCGGCATCGTCGAGGGCAACGTCTTCCCGGGCGGCACCTTCTTCTACGTGCTCGACGGCGCGTACCAGCAGGGCGACGCGACCAAGGATCTGGCGTTCGACCTCTACGCCTGCGAGTTCGCCAGCGCCCGCGCCGCGATCGAGCTGGGCGCGCTGTCGCTGAATGGCGGCATCGCGACCATCGACGTGATCGCGCCGAGCGTCGTGCCCGGCTCGTGCCAGCTCACCTACGAGATCCAGGTCAACGGCGTCTGGTTCCCGCTCGCCAAGGCCGACCAGCTGGTCCTGGGCGCGGGCGGCAACATGCCGAACCTCGTCCGCTTCCGCGCGGTGTTCTCGGGCACGCCCGACGTGATGCCGGCGGTGTCGCTCACCGGCAGCCAGGTGACCGTGTCGCGGGCCGCCACGACCCGCACGTGGATCTCCTCGATCCGCAACCTGCCGGGCGCCGGCTCGACCGCGATCCGCGTCTCGGCGCGGCTCGAGGCGTTCAACGCCGCGCGCCACACCGCCCAGGTCTCGCTCCTCACCGGCCCCGGCTATGGCACCGTCACCCCGGCGTCGTCGGTGGTCGACACGATCGCGCCCGACGGCACGATCGAGCGCACCTGGCTCTTCAACCTGGGCGCAGCCGTCACGTCGTTCCGCATCCGCGAGCAGGCGACCACCGACTCTGCGCTCAGCCTCTTCCACGCCGCCTGGCTCAAGGACTGGGCGCTCTAAGGAGAACGACGATGGCCGGACGTGCCAAGACGCCGAAGAATAGCTCCTCGACCGTGCAGCTCGCGCGGTCGTGGCGCGACCCGGCATTCCCGGACTTCCTCTACAAGCCCGGCGACGACATCACCGTCGACGCCGCGACGCTCGAGCGCATGCAGGCCGAGCCGGAGCTGGTGACCAATGTCGTCGCTGCCGGCTGAGGTCGACTTTACTGCGAACCCCGCCGCCACCTCGGCGCGGATGGACCAAGCGATGGAATTCCTCGTCGCCTGGCTCCGCCGCGTCGAGTCGGTGCAGCCTGAGTTCCTCGCGGTCACCGCCCAGCTCAAGACGATCGGGCTCGAGCGGCTCGACGCCGTGCTGTCGCCGATCTTCGTCGACGCGCAGGGCATCGCCGGGCAGCTCGAGGCGATCCGTGCCAACTGGTTGTCGGGCGAGCCGCTGACGGGGCTCATGGACGATCTCGCCGACCAGGTCACTGCGCGCCTGGCCGGCGTCGACGCCTCGATCGCGGCGCGTTTCGGTGACAACGCCACCCAGGTTGCGGGGCAACTCACCGCCAACGCGACCGCCGTGCAGGCGCAGCTGACGGCCAACGCGGCTGCAGTGAAGGTCCAGACGGACGCCGCGGCTGCGGCGGTCACGGCCGCCAACACCGCCGTCGCGAATGCCAACGCCGCGGTCGCGGCCATGCCCAGCCGCGCCGAGCGCGCCATCATTCTCGGGAGTATCTGATGCCCGCTCCGCTCTGCATCCCGCCCGTGGCGGCCGTCCTGCTCACCACCTTCGCGGCGCCCGTCCATACCGTTCCGAACGGCGAAGAGCAGGCGCTCTCGATCCGCGTCACCAACTACACCGCCGGCAACGTCGCGGTGACGCTGTGGCTGGCACCGACCGGCGCGACCGCAGCCGACCAGTACCTGCGCTGCAAGGATCTGGTGCTGGCGGCCAAGGAGACGAAGGATCTCGAGATCGCGCTGCCGTGCCCGCCCGGCACGCGCGTCTACATCGCAGCGAGCGCGGCGACCTCGATCTCGGCGTCGATCGTCGGCACGCGGCAGCCGCTCGCGTGATCCCCGGCCACTCCTCGATCTCGCGGGTGCCCCGTGTTGGTGCAAGTGGCGGGGGTGGGCGGCTATGGACGCCTGCCGACATTCCCGAGTTGACCGGCTGGTGGGACGCGGACTCGGGCATCACCCTCAACGGCGCGAACGTGAGCAGCTGGGCCAACAAGATCGGTGCTGGCAGCTTCGCGAACAGTAATTCGGGGCCGCAGCTGTCGTCGTTCAACGGCAACCCATGTCTGCAGTTCGATGGGGGAAGCCAGAACATGCAGTTGCCCGGGACGGCGGGCGTAACCCCCAACTTCAATGCCGGTGGTACGCTTCTGTGCGCCGCGTCTCCGACGAAAGGCGGTAGCCCCGTAATCACCGTCTACGGCGGTCAGTTTGGGCCTTGGATTAACACCTTTAACTATCCGGCAATTATGTTTGCTGATAAAACCATGTCTATTAGCAACGACACTTGGACAGGCAACGGCCACCGTTCTATGTCCGCAGAACTTGGAGTTTCTGCAAGTCTTATCATTCGGGGCACGCAGCGGAAAGCGCCCTACATGGACCGTTCGCCATATTCATTCGGCACAGACACGAGTAATTCGTCGACGTTCTTGGGGTATGATCAGAACGGTCGCTATTTTGGTGGAGTGATCACTGCCGTGGCGATGGCTCCGGTCTTGTTGGGCGGCATCGATATTGATCGGTGGGAGGGGTATTACGCTCACAAGACCAAGTCGACTGACTATCTGCCCGCCAGTCACCCCTACAAGCTGGCGCCGCCGCGCGTCTGATGGAGGCCGCGATGCTCTTCACCAAGAATGGGTGCTTCCCCCAGCCACTGCCCGAGTCCGACTACCGGATCGCGGACGGGCACCTGATGATGCCGCTCGCCGGTCACCCCGACGCGATCGAGGCGTGCGGCTGGGTGATGGCTCCCCCCGAGCCGGTGTTCGATCCCGACCTCGAGCGGCCGGGCTGGGACGGGGCGGCGTGGACCGTTGAGGCGATCAGCGCCGAGGAGATCGCGGCTCGTCAGAAGGCGGCGGTGCCTGTGAGCGTTACGCCGCGCCAGCTGCGCCTGGCGCTGCTCGGCGCCGGCAAGCTCGATTCGGTCGAAACGTTCGTCGCCAGCGGCGCGGCACCGCCCGCCGCGGTGATCTCGTGGGGCTATGCCACCGAGTTCCTGCGCAGCGATCCCATGCTCAACCAGCTCGCGGCCGTGCTGCAGCCGCCTCTCGGCGAGGCGGAGATCGACCAGCTCTTCGTCGCCGCGGCGCGGATTCACTAAGCAGCCGCAATCGCGCTTATAGGCTGAGCTGCACGGGTTTTTTTAGAACCCTCGCTCGAAACCATTTTGTAAGGATTTATCCTCGCCCCAGCGGTTGCCGGGTATTATCAACCGTAGCGGCAGAGCCGCTCACTAGCATAGCGCCAACGTGTGGCTGCTTAAGAGGCATCATGACTCCTCGAGGGGGCAGGCCTCTATTAAAAGGGGGATTTTTTTCAATGGCAATCACGATTCGTACGGGCTCGGCACTTGAGGGGAATAGCGGTCTTACGACGGCTACGGTGACAATAACCCGTTCGAACACCAGCGAGGCTCCCGACGGCTTCTATTGGGAAGTATTGGGTTCAGAGTATAATAGCTACTATGCAGGGTCGGCGGGGTTTAGCGCGACTGCGGACCGTACTGATTACGTCGCGTCAAATGGCTCTTACGATACTGGATATACCGTCTTTGCCGCTAACGCACTCGAAGCTACCTTCACGTTTTCAATAAGCGGAGATAACGTTGTTGAGCCCGACGAGACGCTTTTCGTTAGGTTGTACGGTATTCCAGACAATCAACCTATTCTTGGTAAGTTCACTATCCTAAATGATGACATCGTTACCCGCTTCAGTGTAAGCGACGTCTCCGGCAATGAGGGAACGGCTGTCAGCGGTTCGACAGCACTTTCTTTCGTTGTGTCTCGCGATAACGCCGATGCGGCTGGCAGCGTCACCTATTCATTCGCCAATGCAACGACCGATGGCAGTGATTTCGTCGGAGGCCTGCCAGCGGGCGGCACAGTCAACTTCGCTGCTGGCGTTTTCACGCAAACGGTCACGGTAAACGTGTCTCCCGACTTCGCGATCGAGGGAAATGAGACATTCCAGATCAATCTGGGCACGGCGACAGGCGGTACGATCCTTGACGGGCAAGGTATTGGCACGATCGTAAATGACGACACCGCTGGATCGTTGATCGTCAGCAACCCTGTGGTGAACGAGGCTGCTGGGACGATGACGTTCGACATCAGCCGTTCGGCAGGTGCGCGCGGCGACGTTGATTTCACGTTCCAGGCTAACACCTTCCCCGGCGCAGGGTCTGCCACCAGCGGTGCTGACTATACGTCTACGCCTCAGACCTTCCAGCTGCGCAATGGTCAGACGACGGCCAGCTACACGATCAACATCCTCGATGACGGGATCGTCGAGGGTAACGAGACGGTGTCGCTGGTGCTGACGAACTCAACGGTGGCGAGTTTCAGCGGCGGCACCGGTACGATCGTGGATAACGACGTCGGTGGTGCATTCTCGGTCGCCGACGTGACCATCACTGAGGGCGACACCGGCTCGCAGTCGGGGCAATTCATTGTCACCCGCTCAGCGGCTGGCGGCAACGCTCTCGGCGCGGCGGCGATCAGCTACACGATCGTCGATGCAGGCTCATCGGCCCAGACCACGGCAACGTTCGGCAGCGACTACACCGCGTCGCGCTCGGGCACGCTGACGTTCGCCCCCGGCCAGACATCGGCCACCGTGCCGTTCACCGTCATCGGTGACACGACGGCCGAGGGTAACGAGACGTTCCGCCTGCAGCTCGCCAGCCAGTCGACTGGTACGATCGCGCGCGGCGTCGGTACTGCGACTATCGTCGACAACGACGGCACCCCGCCGCCGGTCGCGCCGAACACGCCCGGCCTCCAGCAGGGTACCAGCGGCAACGACGTGCTGATCTCGACCAACCAGGGCAACTCGATCCTGGCGGGCGGCCGCGGCGACGACACCTACCTCGTCTACGCGCAAGGCGACGTCGTGATCGAGGCCGTCAACGAGGGCAACGATATCCTCTACACCACCGTCAGCTACAGCCTGGGCGAGAACCAGGTCGAGGCAATGTCGGTCGCGGACCAGATGACGACGAACTCGATCAACCTGATCGGCAACTACGTGTCGCAGATCATCGTCGGCAACTACGGAGACAACGTGCTGAACGGCGGCTCGGGCGGCGTCGACACGCTGATCGGGCTGTTCGGCAACGACACCTATGCGGTTGGTGACGCGCGCACCGTCATCGTCGAGCAGGCGGGCCAGGGCTCCGACACGGCCGTTACCAGCGTCAGCTACACGCTGGGCGCGGGCGTCTCGGTCGAGGTATTCGCGGCGCAGAACGCGGCATCGACCACCGGGCTGCGCCTCGGCGGCAACGAGCTGGCACAGACGATCGCCGGCACCGCGGGCGCCGACACGATCTCGGGCGGCGGCGGGCGCGACGTGCTGCTCGGCGGCGCGGGCGCGGACACGTTCGTCATCGGCGCGGTCGCGGCGGGCAACGTCGCGGTCCTCGCCGACTTCGTGGCGGGCACCGACCGCATCGGGCTGACCTCGACCGCGTTCAACGTCGGCACCTCGCTCGACGCGGCCGAGTTCGTGGCGGGCACGGCGGCGACCACCGCCGATCAGCGCGTGATCTACGACGCAGGGACCGGGCAGCTGTTCTACGACGCCGACGGCAACGGCGCGGGCGCGGCGGTGCTGTTCGCGCAGGTGGTGCCGGGCACGGCGATCACCGCGGCGAGCTTCGACGTCGTCGTACCGACGGCAACGACCGCCTGACCTGCATAAAGGCGCTCACTCAGGCTACGGCTTGAGCGAGCGCCTTCGAAGCTACGTTCTTCGCCGGGAGAGAACAATGGCTTCATACATCGTGCGATTTGGACCCTCCGAGCCTCGCGCTCGAGATCTGGTCGGCATCTTCGTCGCCGACACGGTCGACCAGCTGTTCGATCTGGTGAACGAGACCGAAACACCCCAGTGCTGCGAGTATCGTCAGCTCGGCAACGGCGGCATCTACTGGGATAGCGGCACCGGGCAAGCCGTGCTCCAGCACGATCGATCGGACGAAGTGAGCGACTGGTTCTCCTTGCCGCCTGAACCGGTGCTCAGCACGAGCTGGGAAGCTGCCATTTCGGTCGGCGACCAATCGCAAGTTACAGACTGGCGCGTGATCCCAGCGCCTAAATGGCCGTGAGTTGCGGCTCGCACGAACGTCCGCTTTCCACCACAGCGGACATCGCCGTTAAGTCGTAGCCGCTGAAGGATGGAGAACCGCATTCTCCATCCTCTCGCCCGCGCATAGCCGGGCCACCCTCGGCATGGTCGCGCATCATGGCGCAGGATGGCGACTTTCAACGGATGGTGGGCGACATCGCGCGCGAAGGCGTCGTCGTGTCCGTCGACCATGCCGCCGGCAACTGCCGCGTCCAGATCGGCGACATCCTCTCGGGCGACCTGCCGTGGATCGAGCGCGCGGCCGGCACGACGCGCACCTGGTGCCCGCCGAGCGTCGGCGAGCAGGTCACCATCATGTCGCCCGAGGCCGACCTCGAGCGCGGCTACGTGTCCGGCAGCCTCTTCTCCGACGCGCACCCCGCACCCTGGGACAACGCCCACGCGGTCGGCATCGTCTTCTCGGACGGTGCCTACATCTCCTACGATGCCGCCAAGGGCGAGCTGGTCGCGGTGCTGCCCGGCAGCGGCACGGCCGTGATCGAGGCGAAGCGCGGTATCACGCTGCGCGGCGACGTGAAGATCGAGGGAAAGCTCGAGACCACCGACGACGCGGCGATCGGCGGCAAGCTCGAGACCACCGACGACGCGACGATAGGCGGCAAGGTCGCGGCGAGCGGCGACGTTAAGGCGGGCAGCGTTTCCCTGCAGGGCCACGTCCACGACAAGGTGCAGGCAGGCGGCGCGATCAGCGGGAAGCCGGTCGCATGATCGGCATGGACCGCCACACCGGCGCGTCGATCGGCGGCGCCGCGCGACGTCGCCAGTCGGTCGAGGACATCCTCTTCACCCGCAAGGGCAGCCGCGTCTGCCAGCGCGAATACGGCTCCGAGCTGCCCGACCTGATCGACGCCACGATGAACCCCGCTGGCCGCATCCGGGTCTACGCCGCGACCGCGGCCGCCATCGCCCGCTGGGAGCCCGAGCTGCGCCTGCAGCGCGTCCAGCTCACCCCCGCGACCGAGGCGGGCGCGTGGCGGCTGGATCTCGACACCGTCGACCTCACCACCGGCAGCCCGCTCGCGCTGGCGCTCTCCCTTCCTTCGTTCGCCTGAAAGGACCACGCATGGCCTACCACCACGGCATTACCCTCGTCGAAGCCTCGGACGGCGTCCGCGCGCTGCGCACCGTCGCCACCGCCGTCATCGGCCTGGTCGCGACCGGCCCACTGGCGGATGCTACCGCGTTCCCGCTCAATCGGCCGGTGATCGTCACCGACGCCGACGCCGCGATCGGCAAGGCCGGCGCGACCGGCACGCTGGCGAACACGCTGCGCGCGATCAGCGACCAGGTCCGCACGCCTATCGTCGTCGTGCGCGTCGAGGATCACGCCACCCCGGCGACGCTCGCCGCCAACGTGGTCGGCACCACCCTCGTCAACGGCCAGAAGACTGGCCTACAGGCGCTCACTGCCGCTCAAGCGCAGCTCGGCGTCAACCCTCGCATCATCGGCGCCCCCGGCCTCGACAGCGCCACGGTGACCGCAGCGCTGGTCGTGGTTGCCAAGAAGCTGCGCGCCCGTGCCTATGCCGCGGCGCTCGGCGCCGACATCGCGGCCGCGGTCGCGTACCGTGCCGGCTATTCGGCGCGCGAGTTGATGCTGATCTACCCCGACGTGATCGGCACGAAGGCGGACGGCACCACCGGCGCCGTGCCCGCCGTCGCCTACGCGCTCGGCCTGCGCGCGAAGATCGACCAGGAGACCGGCTTTCACAAGACGATCTCCAACGTGCCGCTCGATGGCGTCGTCGGCCTCGCGCGCGACATTCAGTTCGACATCCAGGACGGCTCGACCGAGGCGGGCGTGCTCAACGCGGCCGACGTCACCGCCGTCGTCCGCAGCGACACCGGCTTCCGTCTATGGGGCAGCCGCACCTGCTCGGACGATCCGCTCTTCGCCTTCGAAAGCGCGACTGCGACCGCGCAGGTGCTCGCCGACACGATCGGGCAGGGGCTCATCTGGGCGATCGACAAGCCGCTGCGCCCCAGCCTCGCCAAGGACATCGTCGAGACGATCAACGCCAAGCTGCGCGAGATGAAGTCGGCCGGGCTGATCCTTGGCGGGCAGGCGTCGTTCAGCATCGACAAGAACCCGAACGCCTCGCTGCAGGCCGGCAAGTTGGCGATCGACTACGACTACACGCCGGTCCCGCCGCTCGAGCAGCTCGGCCTCACCCAGCGCATCACCGACACGTACCTCGTCGACTTCGCGACGCTGGCCGCGGCTCGCTGATCCACGCCGCCACCCCCTCGATCTGACCAGGAGCACTCGCCATGGCTTTCCGCCGCGCCCTCAAGAACATGATGGTCCGCAACTCGGGCCTCGCCTACGTCGGTGACGCGCTCAGCGTCACGCCCCCCAAGCTCGCCCGCAAGTTTGAGGGCGCACGCCCTGCCGGTCTCGACCGCGAGGTCGACATCGACATGGGCGGCGAGAAGCTGGAGATGGAGGCGACCTTCGCCGCGCCCATGCGCGACATCCTGCGCCAGTACGGCGCCTCGACCGCCGCGGCCGTCCAGCTCAACTACGTCGGTGCCTATGCCAACGACGAGACCGGCGCCCTCGACACGGTCGAGATCACGGTGCGCGGCCGGCACCAGGAGATCGACTTCGGCGAGAGCAAGCCCGGCGAGATGGGCGAGTTCAAGGTGAAGAGTAGCCTCGTCTACTACAAGCTCGAGATGAACGGCGTCACCGAGATTGAGATCGACGTGCTGAACATGACCGAGGTCGTGGGCGGCGTCGATCGTCTCGCCGACCAGCGCGTCGCGCTCGGGCTGTAGCCGCCCCGCCGGGCCGCAGCTGCCCGTCTTCCAAGTGCCAGTGCTGAAGGATCTGCACCATGACCACCCAGACCGCCGTCGCCGCTCTGTTCAACAGCTTCACGCTCGACTCCGCCATCGTGATCGACGGACAGACCATCCACCCGGCGGGCACGGAGATCAAGGTGCGCAAGCCGCAGTCGGGCGAGCTGCGCGGCCTGCAGGTCGCCGCCCTCCTGCAGATGGACTACAACCAGCTCGAGACGCTCGCGCCCCGCGTCACGACGCCGATGCTCCACAAGCAGGCCGTCGCCGCAATGGACCCGGCAGACCTCACCCAGCTGGGCTCCGAGGTCACCGATTTTTTGCTGCCGAAGGGCGCGAAGGCGTCCTCCCCGCAAGCGTAGACGAGATCATGGCGGACGTGGCGACGGTGTTCCACTGGTCGCCCGCCGCCATGGACCCGATGACGCTCGCCGAGCTGCTCGGCTGGCATGCCCGCGCGCTGAAGCGCCACAATCCGGAAGGGTGACGACGTGGACCGGGATCTGCGCATCCGCATGGTGCTCGAGGCGGCCGACCGCTTCACCCGTCCCGTCCGCGAGATGGTCGGCGGATCGGACAAGCTCGCTGCCTCGCTCAAGGGCGCACGCGACCGATTGAAGGAGATCAACCGCGCGCAGGCCGATATCGCCGGCTTCCGCACGCTGAAGCGCGGCGTGGCCGACACCGGCGCTGCGATGCGTCAGGCCGAGGCGCGCGCGGCCGCGCTCGGCCGTGAGATCGCCCAGGTCGAGAAGCCGACCCGCGCCATGACGCGCGACTTCAACGCCGCGCGCCGCGAGGCCGCGCAGCTCACTGCCCAGCACCAGGCACAGACCGTCGAGCTGGGGCAGTTGCGCGACCGCCTACGTGCGGCCGGCGTCGAGACCACGTCGCTTGCCCGCCACGAGCGCGAACTGCGCACCCAGGCGGCCGGCGCGACCAGCGAGATCGAGGAGCAGAGCCGCGCTCTCGCCCGCGCCGGTGACCGTGCGCGCCGGTTTGGCGCGGCGCGCAACAGCTTCCAGAGCACCATCGGCACCGCCAGCGGCCTGGCGGCGAGCGGCACCGCCGCGATCGGCACCGGCGTCGCCATGGCGGCGCCCTTCGTCGGCGGGATTAAGGCGGCGCAGGACTACCAGTCGGTGATGACCGACATCGCGCAGAAGGCGGACCTTACCCGCGCCGAGGCGACGGCGCTCGGCAAACAGCTGCTCGTCAACGCCCGCGCCGCCAACCAGCTGCCCGCCGAGCTGCAGGCGGGCGTCGACACGCTGTCGGGGCTCGGCGCCAAGGTGCCCGACGCGGTCGCGATGATGCGCCCGATCGGCCGGGCCGCAACCGCCTACAAGGCCGAGATCGCCGACCTGTCGGCCGCCAGCTACGCCGCGGCGGACAACCTCAAGGTGCCGGTCGCCCAGACCGAGCGCGTCATCGAGATGATGGCGGCCGCGGGCAAGGCGGGTGCCTTCGAGGTGAAGGACATGGCGACCTACTTCCCCGCGCTCACCGCCGCCTACCAGGGGCTGGGACAGACCGGCGTCAACTCGGTCGGCGACCTCGCCGCGGCGCTGCAGATCACGCGCAAGGGTGCCGGCGACAGCGCGAGCGCCGCGGGCAACCTGTCGAACATCCTCCAGAAGATCATGTCCCCCGAGACGATCAAGAATTTCGACAAGTTCGGCGTCGATCTGCCGAAGGCGCTGAAACGCGCCTACGCCGAGGGCAAGACGCCGATCGAGGCCATCGCCGAGTTGACCAACAAGGCGCTAGGCGGCGACGCCACCAAGGTCGGCAACCTCGACAAGCTCGGCTTCCTGTTCGGCGACGCGCAGGTGCAGCAGGGCCTGCGACCGCTCATCCAGAACATGGCCGAATATCGCCGCATCCGCGCCGACGCGCAGGGTGCGGGGTCGATCGGGTCGGTCGACCGCGACTTCGCGATCCGCATGCAGGACTCGGCCGAGCAGACGAAGGCGCTGCAGGTCAACGCCAAGGCGCTCGGCATCCAGCTCGGCGCGACGCTGCTCCCCGCCGTCAACGCCGTGCTCGCGCGGGTGAACGTCTTCGCCAGCCGACTGTCGGCATGGGCGCAGGCGCACCCGAACATGGCGAAGGGCCTGATGATCGCGGGCGCGGGCTTTGCGTTCCTGTTCATGCTCTTCGGGGTCGGCGCCATTGCCATCGCCGCGATAATGGGGCCGATCGCGCTCCTCAACGCGGGCCTGATCGCCATGGGCGTCGCGGGCGGGATCGCGTCGGTCGGCCTGCTCCCGATCATCGGCACCGCACTCCTCGTCGTCGCCGGCATCGCCGCGGTCGCCGCGGCCGCGTACCTCATCTACAGCAATTGGGGTGCGATCACCGGCTGGTTTGCCGGCCTATGGGAGGGCGTGAAGAACATCGTCACCGGCGCCGGCAGCGCGATCTCCGGGGCGCTCGGCGCCATGTGGGCGGGCGTGAAGGCGCTGTTCTCGACCAGCCTGCTCGACATCTACTCGGGGCTGTTCTCGATGCTCGGCTACGCGCTGGGCGCGCTCTACCGCTTCGGCGCGTCCGTCCTCGGCTGGCTGACCGGCACGCTGCCGGGGCTGCTATCGTCCGGCTTCTCGGCCGCGTGGAGCATGTTCACCGGCGCGATCTCGGCCGACGTCACCTGGCTGACGACACAGCTGCCCGCCATGCTGGCGAACGGCTGGAACATGGCGTGGAACGGCCTCAAGGCCGCGATGCGCGCCGCGTTCGTGACGCTGCCCGCCATGTTCTTCGACTTCGGCGCGATGATCATCCAGGGGCTGTGGAACGGCCTCAAGAGCGCGCCCGCGCGACTGTGGGCGGCGGGGAAGACGCTGGCGGGTTCGCTCGCGGGCGGCTTCCGCAAGGGCGCCGACATCCACTCGCCGAGCCGCGTCTTCGCGGCGCTGGGCGGGCACATCATCGGCGGGCTCAACCTCGGCCTCGACCGCGGCGGGGGCAGCGCCGTCGACCGCATCGCGCGGCTCACCCGCAACATGGCCGCGGCCGCCACCATCCCGGCGATCGGGCTGGCGATGCCGGCGCAGGCCGAGGCGGCGACCGCGCGGCGCCTGGTCGCGGCGGGCGCCGAGGCCTCGACGATGATCGTCAACCCGGCGCGACGATCGCAGCCGTCCTCGAACGCGCGTGAGGCGGCAACCGCGATGCCGGCACCAGCGCAGCTCGGTCCGATCTCGATCACGATCAACCAGTTGCCCGGGCAGAGCGCGGGCGACCTCGCCGAGGCGGTGCGCCGCGCGATCGAGGATCTGCGCCGGGAGGATGACGCGCGCTCCCGATCCAGCTTCCGTGACCGCCAGGACGTGGACGCCTTCGATTGATGCGCCCGCTGCTCGCACTCGGGCCGTTCGTCTTCGGCCTCTCCACGCTCGCCTTCGACGAGCTGCAGCGCCGTCGTGACTGGCGCCACGTTCGCTCGCCCCGGATCGGTGCCCGCGATGCCACCCAGTTCACCGGCCCCGGCGAGGACACCCTCTCGCTCAAGGGCACCGCCTACGCCGAGCTGGGCGACGGCCGCGCCTCGATCGACCAGCTCGTCGCCATGGCCGGCACCGGCGCGCCCTTCGAGCTGGTCGACGGACTCGGCCGCGTCCACGGCAGCTTCGTCATCACCAGCCTCGACGATGGTGCGAAGGCGTTCTTCCCCGATGGCACCGCTCGCGCGATCGACTTCCGCCTCGAGCTGCTCGGCGTCGACGCGGCGCGGCGCACGTGACCGGCCGCGCCAACGTCGCCGGCGTCCGCGTCATGGTCGACGGCATCGACATCACACCCAAGCTCGAGGAGCGGGTCGGCACCGCGCGCCGTCGCCGCCTGATCTCGCTCGGCATTACCGAGAAGCGCGGCGAGGAGGCCGACCAGCTCGACATCGTCATCGACGACAGCGACGGGGGCATGGCGCTGCCGAAGGCGGGCAAGCGGATCTCGGTCGCGATCGGGTGGCTGCAGGGGATTGGCGTCGCGACGGGCTTGGTCGAGAAGGGCAGCTTCGTCGTTGAGGACGTCGAACACAGCGGCCCGCCCGACCAAGTAACGATCCGCGCGCGCGCGGCTGACTTCACGTCGGAGATCCGCACGCGGCGCGACGCCAGCTGGCATGATACCACGCTCGGGCAGGTCGTCGCCGACATTGCCGTGCGCAACAAGCTCGAGCCCCGCTGTGCGCCCGCGCTGGCGGGCATCCGCGTTGCCGCGCTCGCCCAGAGCCGCCAGGCCGATATCGCCTTCCTGCGCCGCCTGGGGCGGGCTCACGACGCCTTGGCGAGCGTGAAGGACGGCAAGCTGATCCTGTCGCCGGTCGGCGCGCTCACCACCACCACCGGTCGCGAGCTGCCCGCCGCCACTATCCGACGACGCGACGGCGATCGTCACGCCTTCCGCATCCAGAAGCCCGAGGAGGCGACCAAGGTCGAGGCGACCTACCATGACCGGCGCGCCGGCAAGCCGCAGGTGGTGGAGCACGGCACGGGCGGGAAGACGAAGCGGGTCAGCCGCACCTACGCGACCAAGGAAGCGGCCGAGCGCGCCGCCAAGGCCGAACACGGCCGCGCCGCGCGCAAGCCTTATTCGCTCGACCTCAACCTCGCGCTAGGGGACGCCGCCCTCTACCCCGATCAGCGCGTCGCCGCGTCGGGGTTCAAGCCCGAGATCGACGGAACGAAGTGGCTGGTCAGCGAGGTGTCGCACACGATCGGTGATCGAGGGTTCGTTACGGCCGTAAAGCTCGAAGCGGCTTAATCGGTAAATTCTGCTGACGGATCAATCGCCTTTACCACGTCGACCAGTTCCGCGCGCGGGTTACCATCGGTAAGACTGAAAGCAACGTAGAGCAAAATTCGCCCGTCCGTTTGAGTGTATGATCCCACATGCACCACGTCCCCACGCTCCTTAAGCTTTGTCGCTATGACGGGTGCTGTCTCGGGCATGACTAGAACATCGAATGTGCCGCCTTGAGCGGGTCGCTCAATCAGTTCGATGGCGCGCAAAACCTCAGCGATCGACCGGGTATATTCAAAGGCATCGACCTCATCCACATGACGCTTTGCGTGCGCGACTTCAGTTCTGATTTGACCGAGGCCAACGATAGCATTGAATACGCTGAGCGGGATTACCCTTTTGTCAACGAGGTAACTTGCCGACTTGAGCGCCGTTTTGTAATTAGAAGCGCCATGATCGCGAGCTAAGTCGCTGATCTGGAACTCGGCCTCCCTCCACGCTGCTAGAACACGTTCCGCAGGGCTGACAAGAGCGGCTGCTACGCTCTTTGTAGATCCTTTTCTCTCTTCAACCGCAGTGACATCGATCGACGGTAAAATGAGGTTAGTCAATGTGGGCTGGTCACCACGGATTAACGCACCGTCAGAGGGGCTCGGCTTTTCCTCGGGAAGTAGCTCCACGAATGCTTCTGACTGCTCGGCTATGGAAACTTCCACGCCGCCCGCTTTAACGGACCTCACGCGCTGGATGATCTGACTTATGGTGTTTCGATACCAAAAACCTATGAGGCCCGCGCTCACCGGCCAAGCGAGCGATCCGATAATCGATGCCGTGAGTTGATACCCGTCCATCGAGAGGTCGCTCCTAACGTTCGGCGATGCATCACATTGTTCTTAGAAACCGAGAGCCTCGTTCCAGGTCATCACGCGATGCACCGCACCGACTTGCTCATTGGGCACCTGGAATTCGATCGGCGGGTTGAACTGGCGAAGCACCAGGAAGCCGGCGCGGCGACGAACGAGCTGCTTAATCAGCACGTTCTTGATCTCCTCGCCGTCGAACGTCCGCCCGCGCAGCTGCACGACGACGTCGTCGCCGACGCCGGGCGACCGCTTAGGATCGACCAGCACCCGCGCGCCCGAATCGTGTCGGGGCTCCATCGAATGCCCTGACACGGTGACCACGTAGAGGTCCGGCCTGCCCGTTACGCCGATCGGCCTCGCCATGAAGTCGATCGGAGCCGCCATATGCACTTCGGTCTGCTCGACCTTCACCACGACTCCATGCTCGTCGTCATATTCGAGATCGGCGCCGAGCGCAGTCCCGTAGATTGGCAGCGTCTTAGGAAGACGGCGGAAGGTGTCTTCGGTGACCGGCTGCCCTTCTGGGAACGTCCGCTCGATCGCGCTATCACGACCGAGCAGCCAGTCAGACGTCGTGCCCAGTTCCTCCGCAATGGCGTCAAGCCGATCGATCGCAGGCATGGCGTTCTTCTTGAGGATGTTACGGATCGCATCCGGCTGCTTCACCGCAGCCATGGAGATTTCGCGAGCAGTGACATTCCGCTCGCCCAGCTTAGCGGACAGCCGCTCCTGCAGGATGACGATTGCCGGGTTCATGCGGAACCTATGACGCACACCGGAAAGTCACGCGAGCGGTATATGTCCCGTTGACAACGGTGAACACGTCACGCACAAGAGTGTCATGTCTGACGCATACGGGAACGCACTGGCAACGATCGCCGACGCTTACGAGCGACGGGTAAACGAGCAGGGTGGCAAATCGTTGTCGCGAGTCGCTACCATCGTCGCAAGCAGCGGAGCCTTCTTCAAGCGCCTGCGACACGGTCGAACGTTCTCTGTAGAGAACCTCGACCGTTTTACCGATTGGTTCCGTCGCCCAGTAAACTGGCCGGGTTGCATCGTGCCCGATGACGCCGCAGCGATCTTGGCCGCAATCGGCCGTCCCGTTCTTCACGATGTCCATCTGCCGCACGTATGCGGCAAGAATAACGATAAACTCCATTTCGGAAGCCGATTAGAAATGAAGCGAGATGCGGCATGAGCGCGCAGCTAGTGCTTCGTAGCTGTGTCTCGGCGATGCTGCTGCATGGCGGCGAAGGTCGCGCGCATTTTGGATGTGACCCGTGCGGAGCCCTCGCTTTTGGCGAACGCCAGCAGCTCCTCGACATCGAACGGCAGGCGATCGAACTTGATGCCGGCTCGCTCCTTGGCTTCGAGGTCCTTGGCGATGGAAGCTCGATAGTCCTTCAGCGTTGCCGAGGTCACACCATCGCTGATCTCGCGGAAGCGGGCGTAGTTTTCCTCGTCAGGCCAGAGGACTGCAATGGGTCTGTGTTGCATGGAACGCTGCTCTCGTTCGTGGATGGCTTCACGACGATAGCTGGAAGGGGGGAGGCGTCCAGCCTCTCCCCGAAAGGCGCGGCATGACCCAGCTCCGCGCGCCCAGCACGTTCGCCGCCGCGATGACCCGCGTTGCCGGCGTGCTCGAGTACCCCGTGGCCGCCAAGCTGGTCGGCCGCCGCGTCCGCACGCTGCAATACTGGTCGCAGCCGAACTGCCGCACCACGCCGACGATCGCCCAGGCGCTCCTGCTTGATGAGGCGTATGCCGAGGCGGGCGGGGAGGGGGCTCCTTTCGCCGAGGCTTACGCGGTCCAGCTCGGCCTTGTGGTCGAGCGGCGCGAGGCATGCCGTCGGCAGCTCGCCGCCGAGCTGGCCGACGCCGCCCGCGAGTCGGGCGAGGCGCAGGCCGACGCCATCCACGTCCTGGCGAGCAACACCGCCTCGGACCACGTCATCACGCGAGCACTCGTCTCGGTCGAGGAGGCGCGTGCCGCGCTCTCCCGCGTCGCCGCCCGCATCAGCAGCTTCCTCCAGGTCGGCGCGGGGCCGGCCTCGGGGTCGACGGGGGCATCCTCAACGTGACCAAGAAACCGACCAAGCACCGCCTGCCGGGCATGTCCTGCCCGCACTGCAACAGCCCTTCCACCGTGCGCTTCGCGCGGCCGCTTTCCGCCATGGTGCGGGAGGTGACCTACCGCTGCGAGAACGACGACTGCGGCCACGGCTTCGTGGCGCAGATCGCCGCGATCCGCACCACGATCCCCAGCGCCAATCCGAACCCGGCCGTCCACCTGCCGTTCGCGAAGCCGGGCATGCTGGCGCCGGTGCCAGCGCCCAAGCCCGCGGCGAAGCCGGTGCCGACCCCGGCCAACGATGACGGCCAGCCGGTCGTGCACCCGCCCGCGGCGAACGATGCCGCCGATCTCATGACCGGCTGATCCCCCGCGGCCTCGGCCGCCAGCCACCTCCCCGCC